GGTGCGTTCTCTCCTGCCAAGTACGATCACAGCCAATACTGTGTCGCTGTTAAGGGTATGTCTCCACGCACACGATCGTTCAGATACTTACGCCTGTAGCGGGTAAGGCCACTAAGCATGTCGGCGTCAAGATCGTCCTGACCGGTACCCTCGCAGTATGTGTTCACATCGAGGTTAGCACATCCACAATGAATATTACGCATCTGCGGATCCAATAGACATGACGCAATCTGCCAGCCAGCCCTGTAGGTCGCCGCGTAGCTCAGGATGAGCATGCGGACTTCCCTCCTCCTCTTTTGGTAATCCTTCGAATATCGACGGAACCTCTCGGGGTAGACCATTCTAGCGATAATCGCATCCTGGTCTAAGCTAGGCAGTCCATTGGACCAGTCACGCCCTAGGTAATGCACCGTTTCGTCATAATGGTAGATCGCAGACTTTTCCTTACCATGCAGCTTGACATGGAAGGTACGATTTGCGAAATCAGCAATATCATCCAAATCCACCTTGCGGTTGGACCAGAAGAGAAGGTCATCTCCGAGGACAAAGATATCCTTCTTACTAACGTGCAGCGAGAAGTGATTCGCTATAGCACCACCAATGATAACGTTCACGATAGAGTCCACCATCTGAGTAAAATATGATCCACTCGGCACTCCGTGGTCTTTACCGATATAGATGTTCCCATCAGGCATGACAATCGTGGTGTGTATAAAATACTTCTCAATCAGATCGAAGATCTTCTTGACCGTGACACCACTCACGGGTTCCACTTCATCCAAATCATACCATGTACGTAGGATGCTGAACGCTTTGTGGATAAGCGCGGCACTAATATTGGCGTCGAACTGACTCATATCAAGTGAGTATGCCCACTCTTTATGGTAGCTCGAAACGACCATTTTCGTACCCAGCGCCATCGATGACATTGCAAAAGCCATCGGTGTGCTGCCACCCTTGAACTGCTGAATAAGTGGATAGGCCACCAGTCCCTCGACCGCAGTCATAGAGTATGGATAACCCCAGATAAGACGAGTCTTATCATTAAACTGCGTGCGTGCAAATGCCAAACAAGGTTCAGGTTGCTTCTCCCCACTCAGAGTCTGCAAGCCACGCTCCAACGCTCGCGTCTGACTTTCCTGTTTCGTGCAACCATAGTTTGTTAAACC